GGATTACATGGCTCAAAGACATCATAATGCCATCTATGTAATAGATGACTAACAAGATCTTCTCCTGCTAATCCTATAGTTTGGTTTTGTTTTCCTTGAGTTACCTTATCAATGTGTTTCTGCCCAAGTTGATCCGATTGAGTACTCTCCTGAGAGTGGTATTCGTAGTCCAAATCCAATCCCTGTAGTGGTAATTGCCTCGACACATAGTCTACCGATTTCTGTGGCATGATCCTCCTTTACTGTTAGTTGAACTTCATCATGGACAAACGCTACCTGATCATAGTCCTCTCCACGTTTGAACCCTTTTTGATTAAGTAGTGAATGCATTTCCACTACCCATTGTTTACAAATAATAGCTCCTGCGGATTGTAGGAGTGTATTTAAAGCTGCATGTTTGGATCTGACAGGTACAATTCTACCATCTAATCCTCTAATGGTTCCTTGTACTACTGCTTTTTCTTGAACAGCTTTCCTTAGTGATTTCAATGCTGGAAGTTGTGAAAGAAACTTAGTCTTTAAAAGTCTTCCTTCTCTTCTCCCTTTCCCAACGATCTCACCAATCTTTTGATCTCCTGCACCATACAGAAAACCATATATGAAAGTTTTCGCTTGATCTCTTGTAGCCAAACCAGCAGCTTCCTGATTGACAGTATGTATATCTTCCTCCAACAGTTTTTTACCATAAGTACCATTGTCATACTTAGCAAGATAGTGCGATAGACAACGCAACTCAAGACCAGAGACATCAATCCCCAATAGTTTCTGTCCTCTATTCGGAATAAATAAAGACCTGCAATCCTTCCCATAGGGTGCATTTGTATTCGGAACCTGAGCGAGGTTTGGGTTTGAGTGAGATGCCCTAGAAGTCGATGCTCCCATCGTATTGACTCTGCCATGTAATCTCCCCTGTTTAACTAGTTTTAACCAAGCTTGATCTCCTTCTGCAAGTTGACCAATGCGTTTATTAATCATTAAGTATTCAGACATTAACTTAGCTTCTGGATACTTTAACTTTTTGAGAATAGCCTCATCAACTTTAGCTTCGCCTGACGGAGTGAACTCTTTTGGTTCCCATCCTCGCAACTCTTTGAGTCTTTTTGCGATGTGTTTCCTAGAGTTAGGATTGAAATCCACAATTTTAATTTTAGAATACAGTTCATTCCTACGAAGCCCTTCATTGATGAGCCATGATCCGAAGACTTCTTTAAGTTGTTTTGACAACTCATCTCGTCTTTTGGATAGTCTTGAGTACAATTTGATTGCTTGTTCTTCGTTGAAAGCAAATCCATTTTTTTCCTGTTGGTAACAAATGTTAGCAATATTGTGTTCCAAACGAACCGATTTTTCTGGTGGTAATTTTGCCCTTAAATTTTTCCATAAAATATTGGTGAGGTCTACATCATTGATGCAGTAGTCTACCATCTCTTCGGAAAGTTCTTTAAAATCTTCTATACTGTTTCCGAAGTTTCCTTTGTTATGATTTAATCTACATCCCCATGCTTCAAGAGAATGAGATCCCCATAAACGAGGTTCTAATCTTTTGACTGCTGCATCCTCTTGACGAATATCAGGATAAATTAAACGAGATAAAATCAAGGTATCAGTTACCTGATCCACAGGAACCTCTAATCCATACAAACGATTTAAAACTTCCAAGTCAAATCCTAAGACATTATGTCCTATGATATGACTAACTCGTAATTTTTCGATTGCTTCCTCTATCTCTTTTTTTGTAGTTGCTACTGTAACATAATGAGCATGAGTGTCATATAACTTAATTTCTACTTTCATTACTATACAATGAACTTTAGTAACTGTATCTAAAAGACCATCAGTTTCTATGTCTAATATTATGTTCTCCATTAGAAATCCTCCTTATCCTCTTTTTTAAATCCATAAGATTTAGTTTCTTTTGCAGAAGCAGTAACTACCATCCTTCCAGTTTCTTTAGAATAATGAAGGGTATCTGCTACTCCAGTTTCTCCTGTCCAACGATTCTTCAGAACCCTAACTGTAGTTAGATCTGGATTCTCCTCATCTTGTTGATTACGCTCACATCCAACTACTATGTCAGAGAGTTGAGCGATACCATGAGAACCTCTTAACTGGTTTAAGGTAGTCCTGACTCCTTCCTCATGACCTTTGTCTCCTGAAGGTCTCCTGAGATGTGACACTAATATTAATGAACATTGTACTTCTTCTACTAGACTCCTGAGCTTTGTCATTACAAAGTCTAGCATTCTCCTTTCATCACCACCTTCCAAACCAGATAGAATAATGGTGATATGATCAAGGATAATGTGAGTACATCCCACTCCTTTAACAAGGTAACGGATCTTGTTGAAAAGATTGGAGATTTCCATACTCCCCCAATGATCATAGAGAAACAAATTCCCAGTTCCCAATACATTGTCAAAACCCTCCTTTAGTTCTTCTTTTGTATAATCTACACTCTGGAGATGAATAGGTTTATTAAGATAAAGACCTATAAATCCAAGAGCAGTTCGTTTTGTATTCTCTTCAAGTGCTAAATAGCCTACTCTTTGATCCCGAAGAATAAGTGAATAAGCAATTTCCCTACAGAACTGAGACTTTCCTATTCCTGATCCTGCAGTAATGGTAACTATCTCACCTTTTCTAATTCCTTGAGTCATATTATTTAATCCATTGAATGGATAAGGCATTGACTCAGCTTCCTGAGAAGTTGATACTAATTCCCAAGTATCCTTTCCATCTATGATTCCATCAGGTCTGTAGGATTTTGCTCCCCAAATAGCACTAATGATATCTGCACCTCTTCCTGCTTGGATCATTTCATTTGGATCTTTTAATGGAAGTGTAGCTACCTTTACTTTTCCTGGAGAAAATAACTGGACACAATCATCCACAGCTTTAAGACCTGCTTCATCCTGATCAAACATCAGAATTACCGACTCAAAGTTTTCCAAGTATTCTAAATCATTCTGAAGTGCTTTCTTAGCTCCCGCTGCACCAGTAGAAATACTTACTACAGGCCACTTGTTTCCTTGAGCTTGGGAAACAGACATTGCATCTATTTCTCCCTCACAAATGGTAATCATCTTACCTTTTTCCCAAAGATGCTTTCCGTACAATCCTGCTTCCTTAGTATTCCCAAGAAATAAGAAATCTTTATTAGGAAATCTGAGTTTCTGAGCTATTACATGACCATCCTTTTTGTAGTTTGCTATTTGTACTTTCTTTCCTTTGAAAGTTCCTACTTCATAAGACCACTTATCTACAGTAGCTTTAGTTATTCCACGTTTTTTAAGTGGTTCTCGTTCTCCTTTTACTAAATCCATTGAATATTTCTCCTCTTGTTTAATGTTCTCCTTAGTATCTCCTTGCTGTCTATACCCACAACCAGGAGTAAAGCACCAACCATGACCATCATCATAGATAGCTAAGTTATCTGTAGAACCACATCTAGGACAAGGTGCATGGGTAACACAAACTGATTCTTGTTCTCCCATATTTCCTCTTATATTTATTTTTCATGTATCCATGAGTTAGGTACTATTGATTCGGCATATAGAAAGTCATATTTCTTACACCATTCCTCACAAGTGAACCTTCCTCCTTGAACTTTATTTTTTAATTTTTGAAACACAAATCTAATATCAAGTTCTGGATGTTGTTTTTTGATTAACTTATGTTTTCTTTGATCTTCAGCTTTAAACCATCCCTTGACTTCAATCAGTATTCCATTAGGAAGCAGAAAATCAGGAGTGTATCTTTTTGGAACCTCATATTCTATTCTACTAGGTTCAAATACAAACTTGACTTTCTGCTTTTCCAGTTGATCTGCAACCAGACCTTCTAAATCAGATCTATAACGATTAAAAATCTCCATCATTTTCATCATTATTACTGGAAACTGTTTCTCCTACAAAAGGATTCTCAGTAGGTTCTTCTGCTACAAAACCTTCTTCTTTAGCAAATCCTGATGTTTCGTTCTCATACTCAACCAGATCAATAACCTGAACTGCATTGAAATACAGAGTTACACCGGACTTTCCATTTACAGTATATTGTATTGGAGAGTAAGAGACTTTTACTGTTGATCCCCAACCAATATCTACGTTACAAGGCTTCATCTGAGAATCTACAACCATGATCTTGACATCACGAGCTTCTCCATTTCTTCCTTTGATAGTAGCTTTCTGCTTAAACTTAAAGATGATATCATCTCCATCTTCTTTGTAAGGAAGGAACTCTGATGCCTTCTTGCCTGAAGACTTAACTTCATCTGCAATCCATCCATCAATTTTTCCCATTAAATCTTTTGCTTCCTTCGATTTAACTGGAAGAAGCAGGTTAATCTGAAACACATCATATTCAGGATGTGGTCTTTTTACATTAACCCATTTACATTTTGCTTTTGGACTTACTAATTTTTCTACTGCCATATTGTTCTCCTTATTATATATTATATATTATGTGATTGATAATCAGAGAATTCATTTAGAATTTCTCTTTGTATTGGATCTAATCCATCTTCTTCTACTTCTTCTTCTTCTTCTATTGTTTCCTCCTTTGTAAAAATGTTTATGAGATATTCTGGATCTATTCCAGAATTGTTAAGTTCCATATAAAGATCTGCAGGTAAAGGTTCTCCTGACTTTAAGATCTTT